CAGTTTGATTTTTTCAAATACGTTCATAATATTAGAGCAGTAATACGACTGCCACGCTTTAAATTGTTTGATAAAATTAGTAATTATTTTCTGATATAAGAAATTTATTTGTATATTTGCGTTGTGAAACTTACATTGAAAATAAAACTTTTGCCTACCGATGAACAAGCTAACTTGCTTCTCGAAACGATGAAGGAAGCTAATACTGTTTGCAATGCCATTTCTGATGTGGCGTGGCAAGAGAAGATTTTCAATAATTTCAAACTCCATCACAAAGTTTACCATTCTTACAAAGCCACGTTTAACCTTTCTTCTCAAATGCTTATAAGGCAAATAGCCAAAGTTGCTGATGCTTATAAGTTGGATAAGAAAGTTAAAAGGCAATTTAAACCACTTGGTGGCATTGCTTATGACAGTAGGATAATGACCTATAAGCCGAATAACATTGTTTCTCTGTGGTGTATCGGTGGCAGACAGAAGATTGACTTTGTTTGTCATAATCTTGACTATATTCCTTACATCAAAGGAGAAGCTGACTTGGTTTACAAGAAAGGTAAGTTTTACCTTTTTCAAACCGTTGATGTCCCCGAAGAGGATGTTGAGGATGTGGAAGAGTTTATCGGAGTGGATATGGGGCTGCTCGAAATCGCATCCCTTAGTAACGGTAAAAACTTTAGTTCTAAAAAACTTAACGATTATAGAGAAAAAAGACAAAAAGTAAGGAGTTCGCTTCAAAGCAAAGGTACGAAAGGCTCTAAAAAAGTCCTGAAACGATTGTCTGGCAAAGAACGAACTACGAGTACAATTATTAATCATACCATTAGTAAACAAATTGTTCAACTTGCTAAATCCGAAGGTAAAGGAATTGCCATTGAGGATTTGAAGGGTATTAGGTTTTCTGCCAGCAAGAAAGGTAAGAAATTTAGAACAAGAGTAGGTAAATGGAGCTTCAACCAGCTTAGAAGTTTTCTTACTTACAAATGTTTGCTTAACGGTGTTAAGTTGGTAGCTGTACCACCTGCTTATACGAGTAAGACTTGCTCCAATTGCTTCCACATAGGAAATAGACAAGGCAAGAAGTTTACTTGTAACAACTGCAATTCTGTGTTTGATGCTGATGAAAATGCAGCAAAGAATATAGCATTGTTGGGGATGAATGTAAACCATCCTGAAAAACCAAGTATGTTGTACTGTCAAGTGCATTCGTTCTTAGGTTTAAAGCCCATCCAATCGCCTTGCGTGGGTGGGTAGTTTACTTTATTTTCTTTTTTAACTTGTTTATAAAATTCTCAATCCTATGCTTGTTGTATTGCAGGAGTTGCCCTATGACAACCCCCACAACCAAGCCAAGTGCTACCAGACCGATGTCTGTGAGTGCTTTCATCGCCTTAAAATAAGCCGACAATCATTCCGAAAATCTCTTTGAGAAATTCCCAGAAAAGTTTGAAAAGTTCAATCCAGTTTGCCATAATGTGTAATGTTTATCGTTTTTTCGGTATGCCGTTTTGTGCGCATACATTGTCAATTTCTTCCTTTACAACCTTTCGTTGTGCAAGAAAATCCAAATAGGGCTGCTTTTTATCTTCGCTTAAAACACCCACCAACGCCCCGTAATAGTCGTTCTGAAGTTTTTGCTCCAAGCCGTTACCCCATAAGTAATCCACCACCGCCCTTGTGATTTTGTCAGCGGTTATCGTTTCCCAAACAAGCACCTCGTGGCATTTGTACTTCGTTTCTTCTTCCACTTGTACCTGTTCAATGCCCCAGCGGTAATACCAAGCCCCATCTCCTCTGTTTTGCAGGACTGCGGGCTGAAAATCGTATGTTATCTTTTCCATAGTTTTTTATATATTTGTTCATAATGCTTGTTTTCATCGCTCTTTGGGATTTTCAGACAAGCTAAAGTACCATCGTCTAACATATCTTCCATCACGTTACGTTTTACGTTGTCGGTATAAAGCAAAGACGAGAGCCGAAGCTCGCATCACGAGTCGAGGGCGCATAATACGAGTGCACGCCGAACGGGCCGCACCTCGAGCCATCGCAGGCATTACCGCCGACCCGAGCACCTTTAAGCTCGCCTGTAGTCACATTGGTATAGAAATAATCGCAGTAATAACTTGTCTCTCCCGCACCAACAAGCGATGGCGCAATATCCCCGTTTGAACCCAACAATGCCTCCTTTACGTACCCGCCTGTTCTTGGTAATAATCCACGATACTCATAATTCGTATAAACCGTATCGCTCAGATTTGCGGGGTCTTCGCATACATAGACCTTTGATGTTCCTCCATCCGCATCTGTCTTTACTTCAATGTTAATGCCGTCAAGCCATTGATTGATGTGCCCGAATGGTAACTCTACACCCCTGTACCTATTTACATAAGTTGTTAATTCTCCGTATTCCGATGGCATTTCAAAGGCCACCTCTCCGCTGCGATTGCCCAGACTATCCGAATATCCGCAAGTGATAAACGGGTTGTAGCTATTGTATGTACTCCATGCTGTTCCGTTAAGATTTGACACCCCTGCGCCAAGTCCGCCTTGCTTGTAGCCGTTAGAATCCAACGAAGCATTGACGGGTAATTGAAGATTCAATGTGCCATACTCTATACACATCAGCCACGTAAGAGCTACATAAGAGTTGTACATCCATGCGTTCCATTCGGTTGTTGCGCTTGCGTTTCTTGCCCGTGCAGCGGCCTTATACTCGTATCTCCGCATATACGTTCTCGGCATACCCATCAATGTTCTATAAGTGCCATCCCATGCGGAAGTATCATTTCCCCCTCTTAATGCAGGGTTTGCCACGCTGCATAGTTTTGTGCCATCCAAAGCCGCCTGATAAGCCCCTATATAGTGCTTGGGAATATACTTATATCCCTCTATCGGATACTCACTTACCATTATATATGCTTCTCCACCATCTACCCAGCATTTGAAAAAATGCAAAGGAACCTCAACCATTACCTGCCCACTCGCTCCTGTTCTGTCTGCACCTATCCATGAATTTGCAGGTAGATATGAATTTACCACCCCTGCATCAGATAGCAAACATCCTTTCATTCGGTTTTGAATCGGTCGCGTGGAGTGCATCGTTGGGTTGCCGACCCTTGTAACCACACCCGTTGAGATGTTGATTTTTATCCCATACGCGGGGGATGCGGCATTATAAGCCGCAGCGGCAGCATCATTAGCTGCACTTGCTGCGGAATTAGCGGAGGATGCGGCCGTATTTGCCGCACCTGCTGCGGTATTTGCGCTTGTTGTAGCACTATTGGCTAACCCTGCGGCATCATTTGCGGCAGAAGCCGCCTCCGAAGCCAACCCCGCTGCGGTGTTTGCCGAATTTGTCGCTACCGTAGCAGCCTCCAAAATGCTACCCTCCGCAAGAATGTCCCGTGCCGAACTCAATATCTTATATTCGACATCTGTAAATGGCTGAATTTCCAGCACCTCGTCAATGACAACTGCGGCAATCTCGAAAATCCCGCCTTCACCCATCGTTTGAATTTCTACTGACATAATTTATCCCCCTAAAAAAAATAATAGTTCGTAACAACTCCCCGTGAGGGATTATACTCGTTATCCGAAAATGAAGCATCTGCGATTACGGGACATCGCTCAATGACCATTTTCCCTTCTGCGAATGTGTCGGCTGGTATGTTTACGAAAATATACCCGCCATCCTCATAGCAGCCCGTAAGTGTGTCACCCGCCTTTGTTGCCGTAACAACCTGCGTTTCCCTGTTTTCTATGTAAAATTTCAATGTGAAGTCAGGCATATCAACTATCGGAACTATCGCCCCATCATCTTTTTGTGTTATCCTGAATTTCACATCCCTGTCTTTTCGGAATTTCGTTATTCCCCATTCTGTTGCCATATCTTTATTATTTAATTGTTATACCGTTGTATTTGTAGTTGCTCCCAATTTTTATTTCCATATCTCTTTATTTTTTTATGTTGCCGGTATAATAATGTCTTCAATAGCTCCATAGCTTGTTCCTGCCTCGTTGGTTGCATAAGCACGGTAGTAGTAGGTAACGTCTTCCAGAACAGTCCCAAAGTATAAGTCCACAGAGAAGCTTCCCCCCGAAAGGTTGCTGCTTGCGTGAGCGGTAAGGCTTTCTGCGCTTTCCCCGTACTCTATGCCATACTCCGAAATCGTACCACCACCGTTATTACTTATATTGCCTACGAAGGTGGCCGTGCCATCCGTAAAGCCAGCACTTATTGTTCCTGCTGTCGGCTTTACTATTGCCGTGGCCTGTGTTATAGTCCGCTGTACCGAAGTAGCACCGCTGTAAGAAGCTGTAACAATACACGACCTTTCTAATCCCGTGTTGGCAGTTACCGAAATTTCGTAGTTGGAATAGGTAAATCCTGTTCCGCTGACTGAAATGTCGCTTGTTCCCAAGTTAAATGTTCCGCCCTCGGTGCTACCAGAAGTGTAGGTTTTTGTAAATGTTCCATCACCTGTAACGGTAATGTTTTGTGCTGCTTTTGTTATTTCTATATCATCATCCACCCCGTCCAATTTGAGGCTTGTAATCTGATAATTTGTAGAACTTACAAGTGCGTTTGCCTGCTGAATAACAATTACGGAATCGGTTTTCAATGAGCCCTCAACCGTTGAAGCCAAATCTATTTCTATCTCTGTTCCCGAATTGACAGTTGTTCCTCTGCTTTCCGCACTTACCGAGTAAGTTCCCGTGGTTGTTCTTGTGATTGTTACATCGCAACCCGTTGGCTGACTTACCAAATCGGGGTAACCCGAATCGCAGTCAATCAATACATCGCTTGCGCTTTGATGTACTCCGTTTATGTAAGTCTGTTTGGTTACGGTCAATGTTGCCGTTCCGCCACTTGCAGGAATCTGACTGCCAGAAGAATAAGCTATCTCGCCCAAAATCTGATAAGTCGTAGCACTTGCAGCGGCTTGTGTAATCGTTCTTTGAACGGGGGTGGCATCGCCGTAGGTTATCGTTATTACCCCGTTTCGGGTGCTTGATGCGGTATTTTCGGTATAGTCAACCCTGCCGTTTGAGAATTTGGTAAAGCCTGTGCCCGAAACGCTCAAATTGCACCCAAATTCTGTCGTATATGAAGACGTAGAACCTGATGTGTAATGGTCTGTAAAGCCCAATTCTACCGTTACAAGGGTATAACCTGCATCTGCGTCTACTTCTATGTTTCCGTTTGTGCCATCCAGTTTTACCCAATTTATTGTTTTGTCGGTAACGGATTCAACGGCGTTTGCTTCCTGATATACCGTTTCCTGTACACTCTCTCCCGAATAAGACGCCGTAATCGTTCCGCTTCTTCTATCTCCCGTTATCGTTTCCCTGTCAGCCCACGTGACACTTGTTCCTGCACCTGTGCCGCTACCGCTTAATCCTGTTCCGCTTGTTGTAATCGCAATATCGGAAGCCGTTATCGGAGTACCGCCAAGTGAAATCCACTGGGTAGCTCCTGATGTATAGGTGTATTCTTCCCTTCCGCCACTTTCTCCACTTGCCGTTACTGTCCACGTATCGCCACTTGCCGCACAATCCGTATCATCATAAATCGTTGAAATCTCCAACGTGATGCCCGTATCTTCATCGGTCTTTGTTTTACTGTTAGCCTCTTGTAGAATATTGAATGACGTGCTTTGCTGGGTTGCTCCCGAAGGGGTGTATTTGACACTTATCGCAGCAGCGGTTCCCGAATCCTCAACGGTTCCACGACTGGCAGCGGTTATTGAATAAGTGCCCGTACCTGTTCGTGTGATTGAGAAACTGGTTCCCGTAGGACTTGAAGTAACAGACGGGTAGCCTGTGTCCAAATTAACCAGTACTCCCGCATCTGGTGTGCCGTCTGTTGTGGTAACAAGTTTAACGGTAAAGGTTGCCGTACCACCACTTGCGGCAATGTCAGACCTGCCAGAGGGATAGGTTTTCTGAATATCAAAGGAATAAGTAACTGTCGGTGCTGTTTCAATTCCCCAATGGACAATTCCCGTGCTTGTATCCACCCAGAAATGCCCTGTACCAACAGGGGCGGTTGCAAGTCCATCAACCCTTAATGATGTCGGTGTTATTTGTGCGTAATTCGTACTATTGCGTAACTGCAAAATCGTACTGTCGGAATCTATTGTCACATCCTTTGCTGTTCCCTTTGAGAACTTCATCCTGTTGGTAAGAAATTCAAGAAACTCCGAGGTGTCGGTACTGTATATATATAAGACTGGTGCACCATTTGACGCTTTGTAATATAGTTTTATCCCCCGACTATCCGTTTCATTCAAAACCTCCTCCAACAAAACCCCTGCACGACCATCAACTGCGTTTGCATCAATCCTTACCTTTGTTCCATCCTCATCTACTGCGGTTTCCAGTTTTATGACAACCAGCTCTTCAATGAAAGCATCCAACGCAGCGAGGGTTTCAACGTCAATGACATTCGCATTGATAAGCCCCGAAGAAGTCATCATTCCATCAATAAGAGAAACCGCTGCCTCCATAGCCGACCAATTAGCATATCCTAATTTTACCGCCAATGCGTTTTTCGCTGCCGCAACCTTTGCCGTTGAATCTGAATCCAGTCCGTCTGCCAGGGAATCGGCATAATTCTTTGAGGCGTTCTCCGCTGCGGTTTTCATCGCTGCATTTATCGCCCCTTGTGCCTGCTCAACCCTTGTCTGATAAGTGGATATTGCCGCATTGAAAGCCGTGAACTTAGAATCCACATCCGCCTTTTCTGCGGTTGTTGCAGCACCATCCGTTATCGCCGTTGCTATTGAATCCAACAGGTTAGATACCGATGTGTTCAACGCTTCCTTTGCGGAGTTCAAATTCGTCTTTGCGGTTCCCGACAAGTAAGTATTAGCATACAAAGCGGTAAATTGTGCATCAATATCCGACTTTTGGGAATTTACTATGTTTATGTACTTCTCTATCGCATCGGCTTCGGCCTTTGAGATAACACCATCGTAAAACGCTCCGTCAATGTAGGTATCCAGATTTCTTACAGAGGTCTTTATACTTGTTGAAACCTTGTCCGCATCGTCTAGGCGGTGAGCGGTTGTCGCTATCTGCCTGTGTGTCGCATCAGCCCTGCTGTCATCGGTTTTCAAGTCCGAGATAAGGATACTTTCTATATCATAGGGTGATTCTTTTGAAAGGTCATAAACCACCTGCTGAACTTTGATAACCTTATTAATCCCTAATGCTGAATGCTCAATATGGAAGCCCATATTTGGGACTATCTCAACGCTGATAATTTTCGGGTCTATGGTGATGGCGTACTGCATCCGGGGTTGTGACCAATAATCAATACCCAGTAACGCCCTTTCCTTCAATACTGCTTTGGCAGCAGTTATGTAAGAGGTCGGCAGGGAAACACCCGCTATGTTGTATTTGTCCAATTCATTGATTCGGTAATAGGAATCAGTCGGGGAAGGGAGAACAAACCCGTTGCTCTCCTCGGTGGATTCTATTGTAATCTCCCCCGTTGCGGAGTTGAAGTCCTGACAGTTGAAAGTAAATCCTATCAGATGTCCTGATACAAAGTGGATCGTTCCGCCCACAGGGGACCAGGCGGCTCCGATAAGGTCGGAATCCGTAAACTTCAATATATTTTCACTTATGGATGTTACTGTTCCTGTCCGGGAGGGTTTGATGTCCTCATAGGTCAGCTCTTTGATGCTCTTTCCCCAACGTGAATACAGGTCGGGAAGTTTTATCATTGAATTGGCGAGTACCTGGGGAGTGCCCGACAGGTCTTCATCTAACTGCAAATTAGGATAAGGATAATCAGAGGGCAGGTTTTCACTACCGCCCTTAATTACAAATTGAGTATATACATCTTTGTCGCTTGCCGTTACATCAATGCTTGTCAATCCCTGGGCGTGTTCCACCTTTAAGGTTACAGGGAAGTCTTCTATCTCTACACCAAAATCAATAACAAAAACACTATCTGGCTCGGGATCTTCATTGACCCTGACCTTCCAGGTTGTTTCAAAGGATTCGCAGGATTGTTTTAGTACTGCCAAGCAGTTGTAATCGCTGAATGTTATAACCCTTATGTCTGTTGCAATGTCCTCACTTACCGTCCCCACCTTGAACATCCTTTCCCCCTGTACGGAATTGCAGTTATAACAGCATAGTTTTGCAAAGTCCTCAAAAGTTCCGACACTCGGGTAGGTGTTATCCACCCGGGAATAGGAATATGCACCACCACTCTCGCTCTCGGAAGTGTTGTATAATATGGCAAGTCTTAAATAATACTCAGGGGAGTAGAATGTTAATTGATATTCTCTGTTGTTATCCTCCGAGCAGGTGTATTTGTCTATTGTGGACATACAATATAACCTGATGCCTTTTGCCTGGATCCAGTCCCCAACATTCACGGTGAAAGCCTCGGAAGATATCAAGGTCAGCTCGGCACTCGACACATCCTGACGGACAGCAGTTAATCTCTCGGAAGTTACCGCCCTGAAAGTTCCTACCTGTGAATTA